CAAACATAATTGTTCCATTAGATCCTACATAAACATTATTATAAACAGTGTTACCCATTCGTAAATTAAATGGAAGGTTCATGCGAACACCAGCATCGTCTGTGTTTGCTAATACATTTGTTGATGCTCCAATTGTTGCAGCTAATGCATTTACCGCATCTTGAGCATTATTAATTGCTATATTTGCTTGAGTTAATTGTGTTTGAGCTTCTGTCCGTGCAGGTGTTACTGCTGCCACCGCCGTAGTTGCTGTAGCAACTTTTGCAGTAGCAGTATCTATTTCTGTTTGTGCTGATTGAACCAAAACTGTGGCTGTTTCTGATTTAGCAACCTCTGTTGCAATTGCTGTAGAAACCTGTTCAACTGTCGTAGGAATTGTTGTCATTAAAGGAGTTGCTGTGGCTATAACTGTGGCTGTTGCTGATTCAATTACAGGGACTGCTGCTAATACTACTGCTTGAGCTGCCACAACTTCTGGTGTTTGGGTTGTAGCACTTACTGGAATTGCTGCTACTGCTTGAGTGACATTAGTTACAGTTTGAGTAACTGTTTGAGTTACTGCTGTTGCCGTCTCTACCGATTGAGAAACATTAGATACTTCTGCTACTGCAGATACCGCTGTGGCCACTGCTGTGTTGGCTGTATTTACTGATGCATTAGATGCCGTTACTGCCTGAACTGCTGTAGCGACTGTCACGGTTGCAGTTTCTGATGCTGCTACTGCCTGTGCTACTTCTGTAGTTGCAGTAGCTAGTGCTGTGTTAACTGCTTGCTGAGCTGGGCTTACAACAACCTGTTCTGCTAGAACTGGTAGATCCTCAGCATATGATTTTTGTGGGGACAAAATGAATAGCAACCCTGTTACAAACAAGGTTGCTATTACAAATTTAATCTTTCTGGCCATATTTTGACCTCCAAGTAGAAATGCCTACAAGTCAATTATACCAGAATGGTTGTTTAATTAATTATTTGGATCAACTGTTGCTTTTGCATCTGATGGTGTTACATACTTATTGTATGCTGCAACCCAATTTGTAGCAATAGCTTTTTGAGCGTCTGCTAATGAAATCTTTGCAGAACAAATCATGTTCTTTAGTTTTGTTTCAATAACATCCTTTTTACGTGCATTATTACCTGCATATGGTTGAGGCCAAAGATTCTTAGGATCTGTTGGACTTCCACCAAGTTGCAATGAAATAAGGTGATCTTCTTCATAATTTGCTGCTGGTGCACCAAATGTTGCAACTAATGATTTATATGTTGAGGCCATTTGTGTAGCCTTAAGCTTATTTGTATATGATACTGGAGGTCTTACTGTTCCCGTCCAATTTGCTTTGCAAACATTTTGGTTAATGTTGGCTTGGTTAACTTCTGGGTTTAATGCTCCAGGGGTTACTGCTGAATTAGGTAATACCCAATCAGGTAGTGTAGGCTTTGTTGTTGCAGAAGCTGAAGCTCCCGCTGCAATCATGGCAAAAAAGAATGTGATTAAAATTCCCTTTTTCATTATGCTACGTAATCTGGGTGACCGAACCCTACAACTACTGCCCACTTTCCACGCTTATTACCTGGCTTATAACCACGTACATTCATGGCTACTTCTCCGCCATTTGCTTGGCTTCCAGCAGGCTTTGAGTCTGGGCTTGTATTTCCCTCAACAGTTGTGATAGTGCCATCTCCGTTATCTTTTACAACAACTCCTACGTGCTGAACTTCATCTGTTGGCTTTGCTTCTGCTGCAAAATGAAAGAAAATTAAATCTCCTGGCTTTGGTGTTGCATCTTTTGCATCTGTCCACTTACCAGCTTTCTTGTATGCATTTGCACCTGCAATTGTTGAAACTACATCAAATAGTTTTACTTTTGATTGTGATCCGCACCACATCATAAAACTTCCGCACCATGGTTGCCCATCATGCTTTGTAAACTTTCCAAAATCTGTTTCATTATCTTTTGGACCTTCAATAACTCCAACTTGAGAACGTGCAATCTCAATAAATCTTGCTGCTGTTCCTTCTTTTGCACCAACTACTGGTGGTACTGGTTTTGCTGCTCCCATTTTATCTCCTAGTCTTGTTTTCTGCCTTCACCCTGTGGATTTCTGGCTGTATTACTTTTGTCTGAAGTGTTTACTGTTCTTTCTTTATCTCTTGCTCTTGTTCCTTTTGCATCTGTTTTAGTTTCAGCTGCATCTTGAGCATTTAGATCAAGAGGAACATCTCCACCTTCAATAGGTGGTCTTCCTAATCTTGTTCTTACTTCGTTTGGAAGAATAACTTTGTTTACAAGATAAGAAGCATCAATTCTTGATTGAGTTTCTTCATCTGTAAGTGCAAGTTCATTAAATCTTAATGTAAATGCATCTGTAAATTCTTTAACAATCATATTAATCTTATGCTCTAATTCTTCCTGCATTGGACGACATACTTGTTCTTTAAATGTCTTATCTGCGTCTTTAGCATTAGCCAAAGATACATCTGCAGGCATACCAATCTTAGAAATTGGAACACGGTGAGCAATAAGAATACGGTCTCTATTTTCTACTGCATAGTTCTTAAACGATGAATCTTGAATTCCCGCTTCAACAGCATTCATATTAAATTCTACACGACCATTTTCACCATCTGATGGCAATGGAATATAAAGGGTTCTGTGGTTTCTTCCACGTAAGCCTGTTTGGAAAAACTCTAGTAACTTACGTTCTGAATCAGCAGTTAATTTAGCACCTTTAACTGTAATGATATATCTTGGAACTGCTTTATTTTCAAAGTAATCCAAGTTAAAGCGTTGTGCAAACTCATCACCCGCTACGGCATTCTTTGCTGAAAGAATATCGGGTACTCCATAATATGTATTTGAAGGTGTAAACTTCTTAAAATGAATAACTTCGTTTGGCTGTGGATCTGTGCCAATTTGGTCTGGAGTGGTCGTATCGCCAAAGTTTCTAAAGAAGGTATATCGGTTGTATACCACTTGCACAAAACCGTCTCTATGACGGCGTATACGCATTGTAGTGGTAGGAATATGGCCTATGTAGCCAATCTTTCCAGTTGCTGTTCTACCAACTTCAAGATAAGCATTTCCAGTTGACTCTAGGTCTGTGTAAACCTTTTTCATTGTTTCTAAGAAAGAATCGTCTGAGTTTAAAGACTCTACATATTCTCTTAGCTGTACTTTTGCTAATTCAATTTTTCCACGTAGCTTGTCAAGCTTTTTTGGGTTATCCATGACATCTTCAACTTTTTGAGATGTTTCAAATGTATCTTCAAACTTATAACCTAAACCAATAACGTTTGCCACTTTGGCATTAACAGCAGAGTGGTGATAAGGAGATACATCATAAAGTTGTGAAAGATAAAGAACATTATATGGAGGCTGAACAATTTGAAATAATGAATAACCTGTTAAATCAAGTGGGTCAAGCTTTTTAGATTTAGCATCTTGAATTCCAGTAAAAGATTTTTCTAGCCTTGATGCACTTCTGCGAAAGTTTGCACTTAAACCTTCAGACTTTCTAATCTCTTCCCACGTCTGAGCAAATGGATCTGGGAACTCTTGTTCTCTTTTTCTAAATAAGCCTAAATCAGCATCTGAAGAAATCTGTACTTCATCGCCTTCATCATCATTCATAATGGTTACTTTGTGATCCATATTAACCTAACTCCATCTCCCGCATTTCTTGTACATATTCCATCATTGCTGGTAAATCTTGAGGATCTGGAACTAACCCTAATTCTGCCCGTGACTTTTGTTCTTCTAACTCTTCATCGGTTACAACTCTGTGACCTGAGAAAAACATTGGTTCACCTTCGCCTAAATCATATTCTAAAGCTGCTTTTTTAAGCTTATTGATTTGACGTATATCTCCACGAACTGATGGGATGCTTAAATAAGCACCTTCTTCATCTCTTACTACGGAACCGTCTGGCATTTGCCAAACATAGACTCCCCAGTTAACCTCATCAATTGGAGTTACTTTCATTTTACCCATATAGATATAATACCATTTCTGCTAGTTAAAGCGTAAATATTGAACATTTGAATGCCATTTTATTGGCTACTTATAAGACTTTGGTACCCATCTAGTCTTTTTATAAAACCCAAATAGCATTGTTTTCTTTTTTTCCATATCATAATGACCATATTTAATTAGATCTTTATTGACTACACTTTCCCATTCTTCTCTTTTTACTGGAATTACTTGCATATATGGGGTACCTTTTGGAATAATTCCTTCAAAATCTTCTTTAATATGAAAAGAAACGTTACCTGGATTAGTTAAAGTATCAGTGTCCATGATTCCAGACGTTGTTGTAAATGGAAGGTCTTCTCTATTTAAAGGGTGTGTAATAATACATGACCATCCTGGAGGTGTTTTTAAACCCCAATGCATGTTCCATGAAAAGTGTGCGTTGTAGTGACCCATTGGTGTAGGATAATGATCGGGATCTCTTACAAACAAAGGTTCTATGGTGTCTGGTCTCCAAGTTAATTGAGGAATACCCCTTACATTTTTAACAATAATGTCACACCAAGTGACATAATGATATCCTGAAGTTAAAGCATCTAAATAAACCATACAGTGTTTAAGACTTAAGTTAGTCCCTGGATGACTTCTATTTCCTACTTTAATTTCATCTGCCCCGTGAAATTTTGGCATCTTTTTCCAAAACTCTGGAACATTTTTAACAGCAGGAACAGGACCCGTAACAACCGCTTCAACTTCTTCGGTCCAAGGATAAAATTCTATAACATGCCTTTTTTCTTTTTTTCTACCAATCATTACTTTTTCTTTCTAAATCGAATAATGCTTTAGCTCTAGTATATTCTGTTTCATGGGTTTTGGCAAATTCATTCATATACTCATATAAAGATCTGTAATCAATTTGAGCAACTTTTTCATATTCTCTTAAATCTTGTTGTGAAGGTGCTCCCCATTTACCAGTTACTTTGCCTGTAAGAATATCTTTATTTCTTAAAAGTCCTTCTACTGCTAGGTCATTAAAACTAACCCCGTTTTTATCTTGTACATTAATCATATCTCTCCAAGAATCTTGTGGCATTATTTTATTAAACATTTGTCTTGTCCACATAGTATCTTCTTTTATTGAGAAAAATCTGTATCCTTTTGTCCAAGCTCTCATGGCTGTAATATTTTCTTCATGATATTTAACTTTTGGGTCAAATGGCATATTTTCTAAATATTTAGCATCCGTAAATAAAAAGTTTGCAGCTATAAGATAATGTTCATGATAAAAATTTTTATAATCTACTTCTACCAATGTAGGGGTGGGCAAACCAATATTTCTTGCTATTGATTCATAATTTCTTTGAAAATCCATAGAGAATACTGGTATGTCCACCTTTTGCTGTCTGCCAAAATGGTTAAGTATATTGCCGTTTTCATCTTTAGACCAAGTTGGGACTAGTCCTGTTATTATAGGTCTATAAAAAAGTTTTTTAAGTTCTTTATAGTTTTTAATTAGTATTTGATCCCAATTATTTTTAAATATTGTATGAGCATCTATTTGTAAGTAATATTCTTCATCTTCATATAAAGAAGTTGCTATTTTTCTAGATGGCCCCGTACCTAATCCTATTGGGTTAATTGATCTAACTTCTTTAATATTTGGGTAAATAGAAAGATCTGGAAAATCGCCTTTTGGATAATGTAAAAATATTCCAAAATGAACATTTTCAGGATACTTAGCTTTTCCTAAAGCTGTAGTAATTGTTAAATGAATATCTTCTTCGTTAAAAGCAGGAAATGCTATAAAAATATGATTTTTCATTTAATTCCTACAATTGCTTAATATTGTGAACTAATATGTTGTCTCCAAAAAATAAATCATTAGGCTCTACGTCAATATCAACAACCATGGTCATTTTATTAACTTTTTCAATTGTAGAAATAACCTCAATTGAACCATCAATTTTATAAAGACTATCTCCCTTAATTAATTCTTGTGCTCTAAAAAATTGCCATTTATCTTTTCTTTTAGCAAAAACAAAATGGTCTCCAGTTACCTTAAAATATTGATTAATATTATAATGATTTGCTTCTACAATATGTCTAACTGCAGTAATTTCTGTAATCCCTAATGTTATATTATCATCATTATCTGTAGACCATACGTCCCCAGGATACCACTTAGAAAAATCTTCTCCATTTGGATATGTAGGAATTACTGCGGTTTTAACTTTTTGACCTATTTTTACTCTTTCAATTGGAACAACTTCTCCTGTTGATAATGTAATCATTGTTCCATATGCTAAACACCCGCCAGATGGTCTGACTGCTGGTGATACTGCTGGTGATACTGCTGGTGACACTTTAGGACTTACGGCTGGTGTTACTTTAGGGCTTACTGGAGAAATTACAAAACAATAATAAACAGGTGAAACACCTACTGGAGATACTTTAGGAGATACTGCTGGTGAAACAGGAGAAATATATGGTGGGTTAGAATAACAATAATAAACAGGGGATACTCCAACAGGGGATACTCCTACTGGGGACACGCCAACTGGGGATACTCCTACTGGGGATACTCCAACAGGGGATACTCCTACTGGGGACACGCCAACTGGGGATACACCTACTGGGGACACGCCAACTGGGGATACACCTACTGGGGACACGCCAACTGGGGATACACCAACAGGTGAACTATGATAATTTGTATAACTTACAGTATTACTTGTTGCTGAGCCATAAGAGGTTTGAATTGTTACATTTAAATCTCCAGCTTGTCCATAAGGAGAATCAACATATGCTGTTCCGCTTGAGCCGTTATTTGATGAACTATTAACATAACCTGCAAGAGATCCTCCAAACGAAACAGATGTTGCGTTTGGTCCACCTGCTGTTGACCATTGTAATTGAATATTTGATCCAGTATCTGTGTATCCTAAAGCAACATATGGGACAGGTGTTGGAGAAACAGGGGATACCCCAACAGGAGAAACACCAACAGGTGATACTCCTACGGGGGACACACCTACAGGAGAAACTCCTACAGGTACAGGGGCGGGAGCGGTATAATAATTATAATTAACGTCAACTGCTGTTCCTCCTGCAATATTAGAACCTGCTGAAATTGCTTGTGCCCAAACAACTTGATCTAAAGATTGATTTGTTGTAGAACTTCCAACTTGATTACCTATTGATAAACCAGCATTTGCAAGTGCAATTTGAGCATTGCTTAATGTAAGTCCAACTAAATTAGGAACTGTTGCGGTTGGTGTTGTATAAACAACCAAAGATAAAGATATTGATGTAGCATTATAGTATGTGCCAGGAACTGGTGATTGTGTATTTACATAGCCCCCCGTTGAATTGTAAGGTTGATAAATTACATTTGTTGACGTTGTAGTTGTAAAACTAATTGATAAACCTAAACCTTGAACAAGGGTTAATGCTTGAGTATAAGATTTTCCCGTCAAATCTGGAATTATTACAGGAGTTCCAGTCACGGTTAATGTAGTTGGTTGAGAAACTATAGCATTATTATTACCATCAAACGCTGTAACTGTAATAAGTGCAACACCAACAGTTCTTGCTGCTAAAAACGTATTTGTTGTATAAACTGTTGATGTTTGTGTATTTTTACTTGCATCTTGCATTGTTACTTTATAATATTGTGCATTACTTATTGCACTCCAAGATACATTTACTATTAAACCTGAACCTTGACTTGCTACAGGGTATAGATATTGTTGAGATGAAGATTGTGGTGTTTGTACGCCGTAAGAATTTGAAGTAAATATAACTGTAGATGCGGGAGATGTTAAATTAGCACCAAAATAATCTTTTTTAGTATTTGAATTAATAATAGAAGAATTGATATATCTAGCATAAGTTTGAATTGAATTTTCTACAACGTTTAAACCTTCTGGTTGTGCCTGTAGTTGACTTAAATCATTTAATTGTGCTTGCTCACCTACTGCTAGTTTTAAATATTGAACAGCACTAGCAATTAAAGCTCTTGCTTGATCTGGATTAACTGTAGTAGCAGCTGCATTAAAAAGAAAGCTTGCATAGTTATTATATTGTTCCATCATAGACTCATATAAAGTTTCTTGAGGATTACTATCGCCTCTTGGGTCAGATGCTGGATATGAATATAAAACAGAGAATGGTTCAAATCCTCCACCGTCAATATATGTTTGATTTGTTACTGGAACAGGGTTACCAAAGTATGTTGGTCCAACAAAAAA